TCTTCCCTTGAAATATGCCGTATATACAAAAAACTCATCATCAATTGCCTGCTTATGAGAAACCAACCAAAGTGGATCTTCCCATTGATCTTTGTAATTGTCTGCACTCAACTTTCTGAGGTCATGACGAACGCAGGAAACTCCGGCCGAAAAGCGATTTCCTTCGGCAACAGATACGGCAGAATTTCCACCCAAATCCCTGGCACGAATTGACATCCGATAGAGAATGTCTTCTCCACCAATTCCAACATTCTTTGCAAATACAATATGTCTTTGGTCGCCAGTCGCAGAAGCGAGCGTACTATTATTTCCAATTTCTAACACAACCCCACCATATGAGCCATAAACATTGGAAACTAATTTAATTTCTCCGGTGCCGTCTCCGGTGGTATGCCATATTCCGGTATTGCTATAATCAATATTTGCAGACCCCCACGGAGGGCTTGTGCTGGTTGCCCGCTGTTGAGCCAACCCATCATACATAGAAACAACACTATTTGTAGACCCATACTGAAAATCCTCAAAGGCCAACATCCGTTTTGTCATGGGCAACACTATTGTATTTGAAACCGTCGAGTTGACATCATCCACATAAATATCTTCAAAGAAATCAAAATTTCCAAATTGGTCTGTCATATATACATGAGCAGTCGAACTTCCATGTTCAAGATATTTCATCGGATCATAAATTTCAGTATTTGACACCCCAGAAGTATATGGAATGGATGTGTTTCCAATTCTTCCTGTAATAAACGAATCACTTCCCCCTGGAAGAACTTGAACTCTCTCTACGGTTCCATATGCACCCGAAGTAGCTCCAACAATTCTCGTATTCTCAATATCATTCAGATTTTCAACATAATTAACCCGAATTCTGGATTCTTGTGTATACTCTCCGCCGCTGGCAATCAAAACATCCTGAAATGGATAATAGATTTCAATTTCATCATTAAACAAAAGACGGAAAAGCATCCTAAAAGAATCTTCTGTTCCTACTGCACGATAAAAATCAACTAGATTCTTATATAAAAGTCTCGTATCGGCCGAATCCGCCACCTGACGAGGAAGACCGTGGCCATATTGTTTTTGAAAAGACCCAATAAATTTATCAAGATCTGTTGTATCAATATCATTAATATCAGTTATGGCCTTTGTTGCATAATCGGCACCATAATAATGAGAAAGACCATCCGAAGTTGCAATCCCCGAATTGGCCTGGGCAAGAAATTCATAATATTTTTCAATAAACGTAACAAATTTAGGGTGATCCCCCCGAATAAAATCAGGGATCTGTTCTGATATTAAAAGAGATGTCTGATGTGTATTTGCAGTTTTAATTATTGCTGCCATAATGTATACAGTTCCCTTTTATTAATATCCATGACCACTATCTTCTAATATAGAAGGACGATTTCTATCTGTGTCATCAACACAATTTATTGTAATATCAGAACTGTCAATGGTAACAATAGTATTTTCTCTCGACATTATATCATCAATTCTTGGTTTTGCCGAAAAATAAATATATTCAGAACCATCTGCAATTGTCGTGGCTTTGAATGGGCCCACGAGCATCTCTCCTGAATTATAATCAACAAATCCAATATCAGAATTAAGTGGGGTTCCATAATCCTCCCGTATGTTTGTACGACTATTAAATCCAGTAACGGTAGTTCCTCCGCCCGTGCCAACAATTTTTAAAATTCCATCCACATCAATAATCATACAGTTTTTACGGCCTTGATATGTAAACAAGGAAGATTCAATTATGGGCTGATTTCTTGCATAAGGTCTGTACAATGGATTATCAAAATGAATTCGATAGGAACCCTGAACACGCATGATGGGCTTAATGCGTTTTTTCATTGCAACTCTCATATTATTGTTTAAAATACTTTCTTCGGAATCGTCAATTGCTCTTGACAATACCGAAAATCTAAAATAATTATCAAATTTATTTAAACTGCCCGACGTATATTTAAGAATTGATGCCGACACCAATGCCTTTAATTGATCGGCAGTCCTTGATGACTTTCTCGGGTCATATGCAACAAGAACGTCAGGAATAATCCAAAGATAATCGGGATCAACAAATTTTGGCTTTACTGTCACCACATTTCTTTTTTGAAGAATCTCTTGCTCCACCCGATGCGCCTCGGCTCTGGAAAGAACATATCCTGCCTTTGGCTTGATTGATATAAAAACTCGACCATATGCCGGAGGATTATTATCTTCTCCTCCCCACACCTTTACAGAGTCTACAATATTATAATCATTTTCCAATCTTGTTTTATAATCATTTCCAGTAACAACTCTCTTTTGAAGCGAATATTGCCTCGGGGCCTGAATCCGAATTGTGGATGTATCCTCACGTTCGGAGCCTCCCGATGATCGTGTGTGAAGGGGAGACATAGCAACAGTCACAGACGTTGCTCCGGTGAGAGACTCTGCCAAGACAAATGTTTTTGCACCGTTTCCTTGACTCCCCAGAACCGAAATATTATATTCCATCTGAACCAACTCGCCGACGCTTGGCTTGTTTCCAATCACACCATCTCCAAAATAAATTTCATACTTGTTATGATTTCCTTCTTGAATAAAATAGGATTTGGTCGTCGAGGAAATCTCCGTAAAATCATCTGCCTTGGTATAAATATCCCCACCAACGGCAACAGTAAGAGTATCAAGATCAACTTCTTCATTTGGAATTTCAAATGTCTCATTTGTTGTCGATCCTACCACAGTCTGTGTGGACGAAAACGCAATTCCTTCTTTAATCTTTACATTCTTTGCAACATATGTCAGAGTAGAAGTGTCAAACTTGGCAACGCGAGACTCGGTTATAAGATATGTGTATATATTTGTTCCAAGTTTAGATGTAAACTTGGCACCCTTTGGAATTAAAATACTCGTTCCTGTTCCCTGGAAGGTGACATCAATCTCAACAGAAGACCCTTTTTTTGAGGCTGGAGTATATCCAAGATGCTTGGCGAGCGAAACAACAGATGACCGCAAGGAGGCACTGTCCATAAACATTTCACTTGCGAGCATATTCGTATAAAACCCATTATAGTGCGTGTTGTATGCAAGAACATCAAGAAGAATGCTCATGGCAGAACCATCAAAATCATAGCCTTCAAATTCTGTCTGGCCCTTCAGATAAGTTTTTAGGGCTCCCTTGATTGAATCAAAATCAAGTTCTGTAATCTTTAGCTTGCTTGAGGTGGTGGTATAGGAAGTGGCCATTTTTATCTATTTCTCTCCAAAAAGAATGTTGATATTCTTTCCGTTTCTTCGTTGATGATAAAAAATCTAAGAAATATCATATACCCATTTTCTTCTTCTTTTGCATTAACTTGGAGTTCATTCACAATCACTCTTGGTTCAAAATTATTTAGGGTTTCTGCAATGGCACCCTTGACTCTCAATGCCGTTGCAAATGTCATTGGCTCAAACAATTGCTTCATAAGATTAGAGCCGAGTTCGGGATGAAATGCCCGCTCATAATGGTTTGTCAATATTAAATTTCTTACAGATTTGATAATTGCATCGGCATCATATTTCATACTGAGTTCCCCTGTATTGGGGTGTGCAGCAAAATCCAAATCAAAATCTGCCCATTTTTTGGCTACTGGCAATTTACATTCCTCCTTCTATGTATTTATATGACTAATATTTAATTAATCTACTCGCCTTCCTTCATCAATATCTTTCTTGAGAGTGTCCAAAGAAATATCATCACCCACAACACTATCTTTAAATGTCATAACACCCTTCGCCACTAAAGCCACATCCTTTTCGGCAATAACATCAACATTTCCGAACCCCCGTATCAATGCATCTTGTACAGAAGTAATCGTTGCCTCACCGCCGCACGTTGCACTCATATTTCTCCCGACCGCCGCCGTCAAATGTGTTCCAACGGAAATATCCGCAGATTCTACCACAGTAATGTCGGCTGTCTTTTCAGTCCTTACGCGAATATCTTTTTCACAATAAATATCGGCTTCGCCCACGATATGAACTGCACAGGAACCTTCAACCTTTAAGGCATCGTCACCAATTGTGACCGAGAAATTATCACCAACCACCTTTGTAACTTTTGTTCCGTCTGGATGAATTTCATAGAACGTTCCGGTACGATGGGTTTCTTTAAGTCGCTCTGCGCCAGGAGTATCATCAACTTCACGAAGATGCCCGCTGTCTGATTCCTCTACAGTATTAAACGGATATTGTGCGCCAAATTTTGTCTTGGGTTCGACAACTGTATCGGCAGTTATATTATCACTTAATCTCTTGACCTTTGTAACAAGACTTTGCGCGCCGCCATGTGCATGTGCAGCAGGAATTGTTCCTTCTATAATTCCTCTGGCCAGTCTTGGAGTATTGATTTCATTTGGTTTTAATGGATAATAATCTGTTACATCTTCTTGGTTCAAGACTCCACGTTTATCTGCATCTGGAATAACTTTAGACTTTCTTGGTTGTCCGTCTATTACCCCGCCAGAACCTTCGCGGTCATCAAAAAATCCATAATCTCCCATTCTTGGAGCAGGCTTTCCTATGACAATTGGAACATCATTTCCGCCAACATCAAATGTAGGAGAGGGAGTGTCTTCAAGATAATTATCCATCTTTCCTGCATTTTCAAAACCAATATTAATTGTTCCCAACATTACTGGTTGCTGACGATCCAGACCATCTCGAAAGAATCCAAAAACACGGGTTCCTGGCTTTAGTGCAACAATTTTTCCGTGTGTGCTATTTAATGGCATGACTGGATACGCCCAAGGCAATTCTGCTGTTGACGTATCCTCCTTTGCCGGAGAGTTGTGACCAAGAATCCGAACCTTGCATCGGCCAGCACCGAGAGGGTCAAGATTGTCTTCGACCACGCCCTCCCACCAATGAAAATTCCCTGTCTGACCAACTCCAATTACATCTTGCATATATCAAATTACCCTTTCTGGAAGAGGATTTGGCCAAGAATCTCTCGACAATTGCAATATAGACGTATAGTTCCCATTAAAAATAATATGCTTTATTTTAGAAACCAAATATCTTCCCGAGAAATTCCTATCCAGCCTTGCAGCATCCGCGCCAGTCTTGACTTCTACTGCCGGAAGATTTATTTCTACAATCTCTCCTGTGTGACGTTGACTATCACCGGGAATTGTAATTTCCACTTTGATTTGATTTATCTGTTCGAGTTGTGAAGCCCTCTCTAAAACCGTGTCGGCCCGCTCATCTGTAAAATTTCTATCTGTATCAAATGATTTAAAATTAGTAGGAACAAACCGATAATGGCCAGCTCGCCGTTTGCTGAAAATCTTACTATTTGTGAGTAATGTTTTCTTTCCAGAAACTTCATTAAAATTTACATGCTTATAATCATTATATGAATCTTCATAATCAAATATATCCATTGTATGCTGGCGCTTCAGCAAGTCATTTGTGACAACGGTTGATGCATATAATCCGGCATGAATATTATTAATTAAATTTGGAGTTTTGAGTATTTTAAAAGATTGTATTCTTGACATTCCACCAACATCTTTAAGAGTAGTTCCACTTTTCGGAGCATCATACTTATAGACCATGACGGGATCGCGATTGGCAGGATTGACTATGTGTTCAATTGACATAAATCGAAAATACCCATCAAGATGTTCATTAAAAATATAACTGGCTCCTTTATATTTATCCGACCTTGCAACCCTTGCCATCATATTCAGGGCATCCAAAGGGGTCTTGTTTGCAAAGCTCACACTACCCTGATTTTTTGTGGCCTCAATCTGAATTGTTTTCTTGGACACGGCCAATAATGGAGCGTAAAGGTCGTTTGCTATTGTTTTTATATCCACATTTCTATATGTCTTATGAATTTTAGTTGAATCTGAGGTTAGTTTTTCCCCAGAGCAAAATTTTAATGTAAGCATTCGCTTCTGTTCAAAATCAGATAAATCAATTTCATATACCCTTCCAAAGAAAACAATCTCCTTTTTTTGAGGAGTCTTAAAGTGTAAAATAACAAGTTCATCCCCATGAAACCTCATTTCATTATATACATTAATTGCATCTACAATTACAATCTCTCCATCAATAAATTGAGTATCTCCCACCTCTAGCCCCAAACTCTCTACAAGAGTTATCGTATTCCATGCCTTTGGCCCAAACTCCGTCAAATGTTTACCATTTGTTGCAATGACATTACATTGCGAAACAATGACATCGCCCGGCCCGTGATATTTTGGGTCATCCAACATTCGTTATCTCTTCTTTACAACCAGACCTTCAAATTCACTCACAAATTCTGGAAGCAGGTTTCGTCTGAGGAAAATTATTTTTCTTTTATCTTCATTGTCCTGTAACTCTTTATCATAGGCAGAGACGGCTTTGTTGGTGTCGAGAATTGCCCAAGTGCGAGTGGTTGTCGGGGCACCATTAACCATTGAGGTATATGTATATGTAAAAGTGCCCCCATTATGAATAATCTGACCGGCCGGAAGAACGACATCTCCGACCGTATAATTATCATCAGTAGCCGGGGCAAGTATTTCTTTTGTTTCGTAATGAGAATGCTGTGCCTTGGCTACCTCGGCACTTCCATATTTTTCTATGATGTACTTGTCAAAAGTATTCATATCCAGAGGCCAACACCATTGCGGATCTCGAATTTCGTTCATCAAAAGAATTACCCAATGATACCGAACGTCTCCATAATATTTGTAGGCCAAATGCTCCGGGCGTTCTTTATCTCTTACATAATAATTATAATATATTGTTTTGTCAGATCTGGCCCCAAGAGTTGCCCTAACCCGTTTAAATATGTCCGTGACTACTCTGTACTGGCCTGAGTCATCAAAGGTATCATAGGGAACTGTTGGAAAGTATTTAAAATATTCGCCATCTGCCATTTGGTTTAGAATCCTTGTTCAAAATCTTCTCGTGTGAGTAGCGACATTTCGGCAAAGGTCAAAGATATATCAGTCTGAATCGGGTATCCATCATAGAAGGTATGATTGTCTCCGATGCCGCTATAGTTGACATTGATATTGACCAAGGCGCAGTCCTTGATTTTATGGGTTTGTTCCTGATTCCAATATTCAATTTGGAACACATGGGGATATGTCCAATACCGAGATGCTCCCTTATTCGCGCCGGGGGCTGCATGGGTCTTAAACATCCTTACAATGCTCGCAATATTAGAAGCCTCTGTTGCATTTTTTGGAGCCATCTTAAAATCAAAAGTGAATGTTCGATTGTTGACTCCATCAAAAAACAGTTCAAAGTGAGGATTCACAGAAAGACCAGCACCTCCGGCTCCTCCGACACTATCGCCACCCAACACTTTCAGAGCCTTCTTTTGAATTGCATCATTCTGAAGAATACCACCAATACCCTTTCCCAAAAACTCTGCTGCAAAACCCACCTTTTGGCTCTTTACGGACTCTAAAGCCTTTCCTGCGGCTGCGCTACCTGCGGCGATTGCGGCTGCATATCCTTCAGCATTTCCTTTTTGTATTCCATCTGCCATTTTCTTCAGATTTTCACTTCCGAAATCCGAGCCAAGGGCACCGGCAAGCCCAAGATTTCCACCACTCCAATTTGCCTGATAAGTTTCAGTAATGCCAAAAGGAATATATAACATAATATCGGCAACCGTCTGAACAGTTCCTCCAGTTGTTCCTGAAGGTTCCTCTGGAGCGGCGTCAGGGTTGGCTGCATCTGCCTCTGGCGGTTCTTCATCTTTTATGGCATCTGCAAGTTTTCCGGGGAGAGACGAGATTGCTCCCCAGGTCTTCGTTGTTGCCTCTTTAATATCATCCCATGCATTTTGCAAATCTTTAAAATCAGGAGTAGGCAAGTCAATCTTATCAAGGTCAGGAATTAAATTCCTCAATGCATCAAGATTTAATTTTGCACCAATAGCATCCAATGACGGCAAATCAGGAATGTCTGGAATATCCCCAGAAAGCAAATCTCCCGCAACACCCAAAGCCCCAGCAGTAAGATCCTGAACCACATCAAGGGCCCCGCCTATGAGGTCTTCGGCAGACCCCACGACAGGCCCAAGAACAGTATCCACAACACTATCAATCCCAGTTTCCAGACTTCCTGCAATTCCTCCAATGGTACTGTCAAGTGCGCCGCCAATTCCACCAATAATATCTTCTGCACCAGAAACCAAGGAGCCGACTGCGCTCGAAACTCCAAGTTTGTCGGCAGCATTTCCTACAACTGCCCCAAGAATCCCGCCGCCAATTCCACCGCCGACCGCTGCTCCGGCAAGACCGCCGAGAAGGGTTCCTTCGGCACTCGTTTCTGCTTCTGTTGAACTCTTATCTTCAGAAGTTTTTAAAGCAGTCCCCATGATGTCCACAATAGTAAATTTAATAAAATGTCGTTGGCCGACGCCTTCCACATCAGAAGGAAAACTAAGACCCGCCGAAGAATGTTTGTCTCCAAATAATGATGCAAGAGGGCCGCTCGCGCCACCCAACAACTGCGACCCCATGTCTGAAAACATTCCCATACAACTATTTCCTTTATATACAAAATACATATTTATTTAGGCGACATATATAAGTATATGGCATACAAAGGAAAATGGAAACCAAAGAATCTTAAAAAATACGAAGGGAATCCCTTCAAAATCACCTATCGGTCCCTATGGGAAAGACAGGCATTCAAGTGGTGCGACGAAAATCCAGAAGTTCGTTCATGGAGCAGCGAAGAAATTGTAGTTCCTTATATTTCAAAAACAGACGGGAAACGACATAGATATTATCCCGACCTAAAAATAACCTATACAGACGGGAAAACCTCTCTTATAGAAATAAAACCCAAAAGACAAACCCGGCCCCCGAAAGTCAAAGCCAGGAAAAGCCCAAAATACATAAAAGAAGTCTATGCATATGGAATGAACACCTCAAAATGGAAATATGCCAAAGAATATGCAGAAAATCATGGATGGAATTTTGAAATATGGACCGAAGATGAATTAAAAGAAAGAGGAATTCGTATAATTAGACGCCCAAGACATAAATAACTATATGGCAAACAAAAACACATTCAAAACTATTATAGAAGGAACCATGAAGAGAGGAAACCTTCCTTCTGATGTCTTAGGATCGAAAGATTGGTACAGAAAAAAAGCAAAAGATGTACAAAGTCTACGACGAGCAAAACCTCAAAAAATTTTAAAAATAGGAAGACAAAACAAAAGAATGAAGCCGACCATCAAAGGTCGCATAATGCTCGGCAAAATGTTCATGTTTGAATATGATCCAAAGATGAAAGAAAGTCTTCCTTATTATGACAAATTTCCCCTAATATTTCCAATAGAAGCAGACATGAATGGATTTCTTGGAATTAATCTCCACTATCTTCCACACACATGGCGAGCAATTCTGATGGATAATCTATATGACCTTTTGAATAACGAAGATATGGACGAATCTACACGACTACGTTTGTTCAATAATGGATACACAACTTTAAAGAAATCTGCTAAATATAGATACTTTAGACCATGCATAAAAAAATACTTATTTGAACAAGTTTCTTCTCGATTTATGGAAGTTCCGCCAGACGAATGGGAAATTGCATTGTTTCTTCCTCTGGAAAGATTTCATGGCACCACCAGAAGGAAAGTTTGGAATGACACAAGACGAAATTTCAAAAAAGGAATGAAATAAATGCCATTCAATGTAAACGAATTCACATCAAGAGTAAATGGCGCCCTGGCCAGCCCGGCATATTTTCGCGTAATGTTTTCAGGAGCCATTGTCGATACAGAAGACTCAAGACTTATGGCAGTTCTGTGCAATCAGGCACAACTCCCTGGGCGGGCATTTGCCACACAAGAATATACGACACATGGGCCAATAAGAAAAATTCCATATCAAAATGTATATGATGATGTTGTTCTTAGTCTATATTGTCGAGAAGACATGGGAATGAAAGCCATGTTTCAAGAATGGCAAAATTTCATCTGTGACAATAATTCGAGCAATGAATTCAGTTATTTTGAAGACTATGTTTCTGATGTCGTCATAGAACAATTTGATTCTTCCGGCAGATCACAATATGGAGTAAAACTAATTGATGCCTATCCAGTCATGGTGGCTCCCCTTCAATTGGATTGGGCAACACAAAATGGATTTCATAATCTACAGGTGACTCTTGCATTTCGTTATTGGAGAGAAGAACCATTGAGCATAAATCCATTTGGAAACTTCTTGAGCGTCAATAGTCTGTATCCCAACTTCGATGTGGGCGGGCTGCTTGAGCAGACAGGGGCTGCAATCTTCTCCAGGGCAGACGGCCAGTTCATGTCCAAGGTTGGTCAGGGAATGAACTTCATGAAGAATCTTGGGAAAAAGAGAACTCAGAGTGGTAGTGTGTCTGCTGCGAGTAGTGCAGGAACTGTGGCAGGAGAACCTTT